ACATAATTATTGAGTTCCTTTATAAGTTCTAAGGAATCTGGGTCAACAATCAAATCGTAATCTTGTACCAAGGCTATACCACTTAAGATACTGCCTTGCCCCTTTACAGCAGGTTTTACATTACAATATATTTTAAGCTCTTGAAGCAATCTATCTTCAGAACCGTCACATATAATAATATCATCTTTAGCATATCTTCTATTCATCTCCCCTATCTCTTTTGTAACTAAACCGACCCTACAGTACATTGTCTTTAACCACATTTTTTTCCTATCCTTATCTATAGCTACCTTCAGGAGCACCGTAGGGTCTACAGAAAACCCAAAATCTTGCCCATACACATAAGGAGCATATTCATTGAATGGCCCAATAGTCCAATTAGTGAATACAACACCCTCTGCCTTATCCATCCAACCACCGAGTATTTGGTGATTATATCTATCTGGTCTGTTTTTACGAATATCTTTTAATTGATCTAAGAATGATTCAGACAGATTTTTCTTGTTGTCTTCGAATGTAGTGTGTACATAAGTGACATTATCTTTAGAGCCATTCCATCCACCATTAACAGCTTTAGCTGCAAAGAACCTTTGATATATCCAGTGCTCTTTAGTAGTAGGATTTAATATAAGTATAACCCTATTTTGCCTACCTTTATCCCTTACAGACTGATCTATCTTATCAAAAGTATCTTCATCAACTAACTCCTCTGCTTCATCCAGTACAAACGTTGTAATACCTTGTAGGGACTTCAGGGCAGCCGTTTGATTACCTGCTGAGGTCTTGATACCCTTGAAGATAATAGAGCTACCTGTGGACATATTTAGTATCTCATCTTTAGTTATCCTAAAGTGCTCAGAGATACCATACAACTCTATCTTTTCTATAAACTCTGGAATAATGGATGTAGAGGCCGAAGACATAGTGTACCTAGTGAAGAGTATCTTATGACCCTGTTCCATTGTTAGAAGGGCTAAGAATGCCCCTACAGCGAATGACTTACCACTACCTCTACCACCAGTGACTACAAAGTATCTAGCATCACTGTAAAATAAAGGTTCGTATTTAGGTTCTAGTTGTGGTATCGACATTATTATTTCTGTTATTCTTTTCCTCTCTAAACCTCACCGGCTTACTCTTACCATCCGGCATATATCTATAACCTAGTATAGGGTTGATGCCGTAATCCCAAAAGTTATGTGGCATCTTCTCCTTCTTCATCTGTAATATCAATTATATCAGAGTCATCATTTTGAGTGTCATCATCTTGATTCCTTGCAAACAAATTCTTAATATTTATATTCACTTTAGGCTTTCCTTCATTCATATCTTGATCCTCTGGCTTACCATATTTATATTCAAATAATAATTTAAGGTGAGGGAATGAATCCTTAGCTTTCTCTGCTAGTGATTCCCAGGCTGCCTCTTCAGAACCAAACACCCGATTCATTGCGTTTAAAGCGTAGATATTAACTCTATCCTTCTTAGCCTTGTTCATTGCACTAGGGGTAGCCATAACCTTCTTAACAGGCTTATTTACTTTCTCACCTCTCTTCCTACCGTTGTTCTTACGACCATCAGTAGATTTAACATATTTCCTTTCTTTAGGCTTCCTACCCATTATGTTTATTATATAAGAAATTATATATAGACCACACTGCAAATGGCCATTCAGATTGACTGTACAGTTTTTCACCTATCCTCTTATCACCACCAAACTCAACCATAAGTTTGAACTTCACCCCAAGTTTATTACCATACTTAATATCTTTGAATTCTACAGGTACAGGGTATATCTTATAACCCCTATTAAGGCACCACTTAGCAGCCTCTTGGTTTATTACAGCTTCTGGTATTCTAGACTTCTTGCTTGGCATACTTCTCTTCTTTTAGTGCGAATATATCTGAATTAACCCTGTTGGGTTCATACTTAGCCAAAGAAGCCCTAAGGAATAAAAACTTTCTAGCTAGTTCATTGTAGTCTTCTAATAATGCTTTATACTTAGACTCATAAAGTTCTTCTGTATCTTCAAAGCGAACATAACCTTTAGACTTATAACTCACCTCACAAACCTTTTCATTAAGTTCGGCATATATCTTTTGTATCCTATCTTCATAAGTAAGCCAACCCTCAAGTCTTTTAATACCGTTAATAGTGACAGCGTGATCTCTACCAACTTCCTTACCTATTCTGTCTAAGGATAACTGAGGGAAGTGCACTCTACATAACTTGTAGTACATAGCCCTAGCCTCTACATAAGCAGTCTTCCTAGACTTTGTATTTAAATCTACTTTGTAATATTCTTCTACAATTGACTTTACTAATTCTTGTTCCATATTTGTTATTTATAAATTATATTTACTATCTAATTCCAGGGCTATTAATTTTAATTCTGAATAGGTTTTATAGTCTGCCTCATCTATTGCTTTTTTGATGCCGGAACAAGCCTCATAGTTCTCCAACTTCTCCTGGAACTTCAGCTCCAAGTCGAGCTCATAAACAGAGACTCCTTCTAATAAACTTAATATTGTCAAATAATAATACAAACCTTCTTCTTCCTTGAACCTGTTAGAGGACTCCCCTAATCGTGTAGTCATTCAGTTTACTTCTTTTATCTATAAAGTATTCCTTATAGGTGTTAACACACTGCTTGACTTTATTACCGCCAAGCTCTCTAGTCTCATCACTGAGTTCAAATATTCCTATATCACCACTGCCCTTCTCTATTACAACGAAAGTGAATTTAGTCACCCCGAAGAGCTCACAGTAAATCCATCCTTGCATATCGTAGTGCCAAGTGTACTTAGCTGCTCTCTCCCAACCATCTAACTTGCTAGTGGTCTTTAGGTCAACAAGGTGACCATCCTTAAGGTAATCAGCCTTACCTCTAAAGGGTAGGCCAAACAACTCACCAATAGCAGGTGTTTCTGCTGTACCTCCAGTGAAGAGTTCATTAGCGTGACTATTGAACCTAATAGCATTACAAAGTTCATTAGCCTTATTAAGTTCACTAGTGAGCATAACCTCCTTACCCTTATTTATAGCCTCAACTTGAGCAAATTCAAACTTCTTTGTCCTTCTACTACCTATATTGACAAAATCATATTTGTCATTTAGTTTCTCCTCCTCCAATACAACGGTATGTATCAGTCTACCCTCTCTAAGTGGAGCAGCATCTGAATTAACCTCTTTGGTTTTATTGAAGTATGTCTTTGGTGATTTGTATAAATCCTTAGCTGATGAAGACGATAAGGCATTCTGACCTAGATAGCCATAATAAAAGGAGTCATCATCCATACGTTTTAGTATTTCAGTTTTATCCCACTCTTTACCGTCAAATAATTTTATTGTTTTCATATTACTTAGAATTGTACTTTCTATCATTCAATATATAATGAAGACCTGCTTTACTCATACCAAAATACTCAATAGTTTTTTTTCTTGAACGATTACATTTATTGTAATATTCAACAACTTCATCTCTATTGTATTTGATTGTAGCTTTCGCTGATAAAGCAGCTATCCTCTGTCTTTCAGCTTTAGACATATCCATCATATTGTCTCTATTAGTTCCAATAGCAATATTATCAAAACTGTTATCAGATTTGTCTCCATTTAGATGTCTGACACAAATACCTTTTTTATAAATATCTTCACCGTATTTTTGATATGCCTGAAGTCTGTGGGCAAATAGAGACTTATTTTTGCCATCAACCTTTATAGATACACACAAATATCCTTTGGTTTTACGTTTGAGTATGTTATCTCTAACACCGCAAAACACACCATCTTCTGTAACTTTATAACCTCTTTGCTTTGCTATACGCTCTAAGCCTGAGAATCTTAAATTGTTGTGAGTTTCCATACAACTAAGCTAAACTTTTTTTTAGATATACACAATTATTTACTGGTTAAATCTTTTTCGTTCATATGAGCCTCTAGAATATATCCATCTAGTGGACTGATAGCTGCTATAGCTCTGTATATCTTTCTACTCATTGTCTTTACAGATTTCTTCTCTGTAGCTGTTGAATCTATACCTAGATTAGTGTACATCCAAGCATCCTCTCTGAGCAATTCATCAACTTTCTTTTTTGTCGACCAGGTCTTGTACCCCTGTATCTTTCTTATTCTTTCTTCCGTTATCATTTTCTTTTTCCTCTAATTTTTCTATTTTGTATAAGGCTACCGCCAATGCCTGTTGAAGGATTTTAATATCCTTCTGCATCATTATAAGACTAGCTTCTTTCATCCCTGTATATTTGATTGCATACCGCAAACCTTTGGTCTACAGATCTAAATTCTTTAATCATCTCTGGATTGATCATACACCTTTGTATGAACTTCTGTTGAGTTTCCTCTGCTGTTGGTTTTGGTAGTGGCATATTATTTTCCGTTTATAAAATCCAAGAATAACTTTATTATCAATATCACTGAAGCAAATCCTGCTAGATATATTATAAAGTTAATTATGTCTAAAATCATTTCTGTGATTTAATTTTCTCTATATATAATATTGCATCCATAAGCTCCTCTTGTAAATGATTGAGGAATTTATAGAATCCATCAGGGGAGTCGTGCAAAGTAGTGCCATACTTGTCAATACCTTTCTTGCTTCTATCCCTCATAACACTTATAACCTTTTCGACTATAAGGTCCTTTGTTCTGTGCTCGTAAGTGGAGTCCATAGTCCATCTATCTCCGAACTGCATCTCCACCCATTTCCTTAAGCTATCACTCATAATACTTCAGCATCAATCACCTCAAGTAAGGCAATCTCTTTATCTATTAAATTATTGTTTGCAAATTCTGTTGTAGCCTTAATCTTCTTAGTAAACCACTGAGGATCAACATTATATAGGTTCCACCTATAAACCCCCTCTGGAGTAGAATTAATATAGATAGGTATGTCTAAGTTGTCTTGGCATTTAAGGACCATAGCGTCATACTTCTTCCTCTCTATAAGTAATGTATCAAAGTGCTTCTTTCTGCACT